CCAGAATTATCTTCTGTAAAAATAGATGATATTCATAAATGGGATGAAAAATATAAAAATTATCCAGATGTAAAATATCCAGCTCCATCTATTGATTATAAAAAAGCTCGTAAAGAAGGATTAGATGAATTTTATAGAGTTAATAGTTTAAAATAAACTAAATACATACAACTTTAGTAATATCTTCTATTTTAACCTTTTCATATATCTTCTTTAAATAATTTCTAGTAACTAATTTTGTATAAATAACTTTTTACAAACAGTATATTCAGATACATTCATTTTATTAAAGCATTCTTGAGGGTCATTTAATTTTTGACATAATTTATATTCATTACAATTAATTTCATTAGAAGATGAAGGTGTAATATGACTCTTAGATTCAAACATATTTCTTGCAATTGTGCTACCTGTACTCCAAGCAAATCCTTGAAATACATTACTAAAAAATCCAGGTTGTTTTAATTGGACATGTACTGGTTTAGTTTGAGTATATTCAGTTGCTTTAGTTATTCTATTTTCTCTACTTCTAGGCATATAAATTATAATAGAAAATTATTATTTATAACCCTATTTAATGGCAAAAATTAACAAATCCCTCTACGAAGATAAACACCCCCAAACCTCAACCAAAGGCACTGGTTTCAAAGACAAACAAAAAGCATTAGATACTCTTCAAATTATAAAACACCGAGACTTAACTTATCAAAAACAAGTAGTAAATACAATGTATAACCGTGCAAAACATCACCCTCATCAAACTGCTGATATGAAAGAAGCTATGAAAGTATTTAGTGAATGGTTGAAAAAAAATTAGAAAATAAATTTTCTAAAAAGATATGTATTGTTTAAATTCAGTATGTTCCATTGGATAAAATACTGCTCCCCAACCTCTTTCAAAATAATGTCCAACTTCAGGATTACTATGTGTTTCCAAATCTTTAATTAAATCTTGATAACGAGATACTGGATGATTAATAATATCTCTTTTATCTATTGAAAATATTCCATAATAACAATGAACATTAACCTTAATATCTCCAAAATAATTTTCAAACCATTTACCAAAAGGTCTATTAGGTGATAATAATAATTTAGATTCATTATTTTCTTCTGAATTAGGACCATACGATGCTTTCCATTCACTCATTTGAAAATTATTAAAATAATTTTTTACATCAGGTATATAATTACCAAAGAAAATAGCCTTCTTTTCTTCTTCTATAGTATTTAAAAGATCTTGTCCTATTTTATTTTTTGAAGTCATATCTAAAGAACCAGGTAGGAATACAACTATATTCCCTAAATTATCATAATTATTTATTATGTGATATAAATAAGTGTGGTCACATCTTCCAACATTTTTTATAGTAATGATTTGTTTAACATTAGTTTTGTTAAAGTTTTCATTTTTTCCTTTATTGTAAACGATATATTTGTATTTATTAAATGGTTCTTGGGTAGTCCACTCTAAATCTTCATTGTATCTAGCTATTATTAATTCGATATTATTATCTGTGTTTTCAAAAGATTCATATAAACAATTATATAATAATACTAAAACTATTATTAATAATAAAATAAAAAAAAATTTCATATTATTATAAATTAATAGAAAAAAATTCTTTTATGAGTAACAATAGAATTCCACCCAAAAACATAAACATCAAATTTGTTATTCTTGCAGTGATTTTTTGATGAGTAATAAAATCATTAATGGTGTTAGAGTTTATTTTATATGTTTCTTCTAGTCTTGTGTTCATTTTAGTAATCTCATTTTCAAAATAGTTTCTAACTTTCTCATCTGGAATATTACTAATTCGATTATTAATTAGTTCTAATTGATGTTTGTAAAATTTAAATTGAGTCTCAATTGTAATCTTATAACTAAAAACATTTTCTACAGTAAACTCTTCCGTTTTCTCTACTGAAAAATCAGACATACTTTTAATTATACTTGTAACTAGTTCTCCATCCTTTAACATTTTCTTCAAATCTTCATTCTCTTTTATCAGTTTGGTATTTTCCAAAGTAACATTGGTCAAATGTAGATTCTTATAATAAAGCTTCCTGTCCAGTTCATCAATCTTGGTGTCCTTCTTATATATTTCTATATTATCAGATGCAGAAGAAGAGGAATAACTAGAAGGAGTACTGGAATCTGACTCTGATTCTGACTCATACTCTATAATCCTTTTAGGCTTCAATAAACTAGGGTTATTTGAAATATGATTTAACAAATTCTCCAATTCTATTTTGGTTAAGTCTTCTGATTCCTTGTTCATTTGTTCAATTGATATCTTTTTATCTGTCATTAAAATTATAACATTTATAATAAAAATGTTATAGTTTCAATATTTTTTAGTAATTTAATTGAATAATCTTATCTGCCCTTGTTATCACTACATTATTCGAATTTAAATTAACATGAATAGTTCTGTATTTGGCTGGAAAAAAATCAATACCACTTTCACTCATAGGATATGATTTAGTTGATGAACTAGACTCAGAATCTTCTTTCTTTTCTATTTTTTCTACTTCTATTTTAAAAGCATCTTCTTTATCCTCTTTATCTTCTTTACTATTAATAAATGTTTCTACTTTAACGGTTAACTCTTTTAATTCTTTCATTAGTTCTTCAATGGTTGTCATTAACTAATATTATATTTTCTTTTTAAATAAAAAAATTGTAAATATTACTTATTTATTATTTATTAAATTATTAATGAACTTTGAATACAATGAAATAATAAAAGATGTTAATAAAGAATGGTTGCCATTTTTTGACACTTTTAAGAATGAATTAGAAAAGATTCTTACTGAATTAAATAAGTGCAAAGACAGAGTCATCTATCCGCAACCAAAAGACATATTCAAAAGCCTCTTTTATCATCCTCCTTCTGATATTAAAATCTGTATTATCGGTCAAGATCCTTACATTGGTGAAGAAGATGGACTACCTCAAGCAGTTGGATTATCTTTCTCGGTTCCAGCTACTCATAAAAAAATACCTCCTTCCTTGAAAAATATTTTTAAGGAAATTAAAAACTGTTTCCCTGAATATGAAATACCAAAAAACGGTTCGTTGGAAAGATGGGCTACAGAAGAAAAGATGCTTTTGCTTAATGCTGCTTTAACAGTTTTTGCAAAAGAATCAAATTCACATGCAAAATTATGGACTGATTTTGTGAATGAATTAATAAAGTGGTTTTCTGAAAAGAATCCTGGATGTATATTTCTTTTGATGGGCAAATTTGCCCAATCAAAGAAAATATTTATTGATGATAAACATAAAATATTTAATACAATTCATCCTTCTCCTCTTAGTGCATATAATGGATTTTTTGGTTGTAATGTTTTTAAAGAGATTAATGATTACTTAGACAAACCTATTCACTGGTAAACATAACATATAAAGATGCAAGCCAAGTTATAACCACAGTTATTTTATCAGTAGTCAAAATATCATTAAATGATTTAAGATTACATATTTGTTTATTAAAACTGGAAGCTTGATTTACCATATTAAGAATTACATAGGTTGCAACATATCCAAGTATCCAAATTAATTCATTAGTCATTTCACCAATTACTGGAATTATTTCAAGGATACTTAAGAATGAACCTACAAATGGTATAAATTGTAATATAGTTGGGAGAATATCAGCAATACCATTTTCAATAGAACCATCAATAAAAGCTTTCAAGAAATGTATTGCAGTAAATGCAAATGATTTCTCTTTACAACCTCTGAGAGTTCTTAGTATATGAGGTAAGGAAGTTAATCCTAATCGAAGTAATAATAAAAAGAATGATACTGTCATTCCGTAATTTTCAATTAAACTGGATGCAAAAAATCCAATTAATAATTTAGCAATTATTGGTACTAACATATACCAATCATAAGGTGGTTCACCCCCGCTACCTGGTTTAATATAACCCCAATAAGCACCGAAAGCTGGTACTGCACTCAGAGGAGGAATCCAGAAAAAAGGTAATAACATCCATAGTTGATCTAATGAACCATCTAACCAAAAAATTCTAGCCCATAATTGTCCGAGAGGTACAAGTATCATAAATAAAACTCCTAACCAAGTGATAGGAAGACTTGCCATTAATTAATACTATATATTTTTTTATTGATTTAAATTACATTTAGATGAAAATATCAATTTATACCAAGAAAAATCTGGTCCAAATTCAGCGTGTTGTCTATATGCATAATGAACAAAACCAACAATAATTAATGTTATTATTACTTTATACATTGCTTCTCTTACTTTCATATAGTAATTTATATTAGTATCACTAGAATTAATGTTATTTAAATAATTAATATGAACTTTAACAGTTTGGTCCAAAATTAAAAGAGTTAATATAGGAACTGAAAAATACCATTTAGTTTTAATTAACATCAAAAAGAGGATATATAGATATATTGTTTTTTGCCATATAGTAGATACATGATTTCTACTATTTTTATTAAGTATAGTAAATAATAAAAAGAATGCTAAAACACCACACAAATGTCTAAACATTTGATTCTCAATCATTAATCTTTGTATATCACAATTGACCATAGTACTTAAAAATCCAAACAACAACCATAAATATAAACCTGTTAAGGCATCACTAGTATCACCAGCATCAAAAATATTTTGACTCATATAAATAATACTATAAAAAAATTTATTTATAAGTTTATTTATATGAGTTATATGGAAATTGTTAAAAAATTTACACCTAAAATTGGGAGTAAATTTACCTACGCCGATGCAGTCACATTTTGGAATGCATTAAGTGAACCCTACAAATTACAAACACAACACCATTTACAATGTGTTGATAAATCTAATCTTGTTAAAAGCTCTGAAAGTTGTAAATACGAAACTGATTTGATTAAAGTAATGAATGAACATAAAAAAATAGCCGGACAATTCTTTAACAGAACATTAAATAATAAAAATTTATTTGCTGAGAATGAAAAAGTAATGTTGTTAAAGTCTATTAATCAATCTAGATTATATAAAGATGCTGTTGGACAATATTTAGAAAAGTATATGAAATACAAGGCTAAATATTTGGAATTGAAAGCAAAATTAAACCAAGTTTAATTTTATTAACTGAAAAATAAGATTTTTACAGATGTAAATACTTTTTTATAATTGCTTCTTTGTATTCTATTAAATTTGTTAAAAAAAATACTTTAGTTTTTAACATTTCATTTTCCTTTCTTAAATTTTTTATTTTAGACTTTACTATTTTTTCTAAAATGTCTACTTTATTTGAAAGTATTTTTATAAATTCTTTATTAAATTCCATAATAAATAAGTTAAGTTTTTTTTAAATAATTATATATGTTATATTATATAATGGACTATTTTACTATAGTTTCTCAATCCGACGCACAGGCTGTTTTAGAATTGAAACCAAATTACAGTTTAGAAGTACATGCTAATCTAATTACAATAAATACTGACTATATTATTGTTAATAATCCTAATAGTCTAGGTAATTATAATTTTGAAGGATCATCAATTACTAGTGTTAATGTAAATGAATCCATAGTAGCTATTACTAGTTATTCTGATTTAGTAAGTTATATTTATACAGTAATTAATGATGGACCTAAAATTATTTCCAATACTAGATTAGTTGTGAAAACTATTGAAATAGTTGACCCAAATTATATTTATTTAAACGCAATTGGTATAGGTTATGAAACTAATACTACAACTAATTATATATTTGAAATTACTAATCAAAGTTTTTTAAATCAAATAAAACTCAATATGAATATTACATTGAGTAATGGAACTATAATTAATATTTTAATTGGTTAAATATTTATAAAAAATTTTATAAGTGTTTAAGTTTTTGTTTTTGTTGTTTTTGTTGTTTTTGTATAAAGTAAGGTGTGAATTGTTAGTTTCACTCTAAGTTGCTTTGAGAGTTGAAATTAATCATTCTAAGCAACTCAAAGAGTTACTTATCTGTTAAGCCACGTAAAGGCCATTCACATTTAACAGGTGGTTCAGAACGGAAGGACTATTAATCCCCGTTCCTACTCCTGGTTGCACCGCCTGTATAAGCGATGCCCTCCAGGTAGGAGAGCCTTTTTTCCACAAGGAACGGTAGGACACTTTCTCATCGAAACCTTGATAGTCAATAAAGTTCATTCGCGTTCATCCTTTTTAGGGGATTACTTCAGATGCAGCATTGACTCACCTATGTGCCTAAGGATACTACAAGGAGTTCCTTTCGATCGCCACAGGAATTAAATCCTTCCCCTTCCAACGGGTTAATGTGATTGTTGGTTTCACTCCGAATTGCTTTTAAAGCAACTCTTAGAGTTACTTATCTGTTGAGCCACGTAAAGGCCATTCACTTTCAACAGTTGGTTCCTGCTCAGCATAAAGATAACCACTCTTTAGCCTTATACTGTGTCGTAGTATATTCAGAATGTTAGCAGTGTGGTCATTCCTATGCGCCAGTTGACTTCAAAATGTTAGCAAATAAGCGCGCAAATGCCTAAATGATACTATGATACCTCACAGTTCAGGCTATGGGATTCCTCGCCCATAGTCAAGCCAATGGTCGACTAGCCTGTATAAGCTATCCCTCCATTAGAAGGTTGTACCCTTTCGTCCCCGTGACTGGTGGATACTTTCTCATCGAACCCAGGCGCGCCTCTTCCAACAGACCTAATAGGGTAAAATTATATGGAACGGATAGAGAGTTAGAATTTCAATTTTTTTGTTTTATTTTAATAAAACAAAAAAATTACTGACTAAAAAATCTTATTTTTTAGGATGTCAATTTTTCTTACTTTACACTTTAGGGGAAAAATTTATAAAAAAATTACTGACTAAAATTGAAAATTTTAGGATGGCAATTTTTATTACTTAGTAAGAATATACACCACCACCCAACATTAAATTACTTGCCATACGTGCAGGGGCTCTACAAGTAGGGCATTCAGGTCTAGTAGCAATCCAAGGGTTAACACAACCTTTATGAAATGTATGTCCACAAGGTAAAACAACTATTCTTAAAGGATCATCTCCCACTAGATTATAATTTTTATCACCAAAACATATTCCACACTCACTTACTTTTATAGGAAAGGGCTTAGGAGGAAGAGGAATAGGTCCAGGGAGTGCAAGTGCTTCTGGTCCATATTCTGCTGCAGGCCTACGGCTATCTTCTAATCTTACACCAGCAGGAAATTTTAATGTATACCAACTAAAATCAACAGTATCAGGATTACCATAAACTCTTCTCATTTTAGCTATTCTTCCAGGAGGAGGATTTCCATCAATTAAACGGAAAGCATAGTTAGAGACTGTATACGCCCTACCCCAATATGTTCCATTTTTACAAACAACATATAA